TATCTTTTTTCATCTTGAGAAACAGTTACTATTTGCGTAACTTCTCCCAAATCTTCTCCAAATACTATATCATCTGCTGCCACTAAAAGTTCTTTTCTGCGAGCTTTTACAACATCTTGTGTAATCTCTCTATCATCAATATCAAAATCAACTTCAGGTGTCATTTCTAAATCACCTATATCTTCATCTCCTTGTTTAATCTCTTGATCATCAGTAGGTGTTACAGGAACATCGAATGGTTTTATTTCCACAATAGGTAAATCGAGTGGAATACCTTTATAATCAAAATCAATATATAAAACCTTTTTATCAGGATAAGTTGTAATCTCAATCATATCGTCTCGCAAATTACTAATCACACCATTAACAATAACAGGTTCATCACCATCAAACTGTATGCTTATACCTCTTCCTACAATTAAACCATTTTGTCTTGCAAATCCTTTTTGATCTGGTTCACTTAAAATATTGATTGCTTCGATACTTTCATCACTCAACATTCCTTGTTGTTTATTAATTATTAAATCTTCATTGGTTTCAGTATCTATGAGACGCATAACATTATCATCTAAATAATCAATAAAATAAATCCTATCGTGAATATCTGGATTGGTCGGTGCTTCTATTTGAATAATACTACCTAATTCTAAATAAATTGGTTCTTCTGAAACAGGTTCATTCATATCTTATAAATACAGTAGAAATTATCTCAAATACCAAATTTGCATAAATGAGTTAAAGAAAAATAAACATAAAATTAGTATATATGTCACTTCTTTACGATTTAAGCACTTACAATGAAAAGAATATTTGGGATGCGTTGGATGATGGTATAGGTAATGGAGAGTTTGAAGTAAAGTCCCATAATGACTATCTTATTGTAAAATATAATAAATCTAAACTCAATATTAGCAATTATAAGACACTAGGATTATGGCGCTCAGTAATATTAAATAAAAAAACAAAACAGATAGTATCATTTTGTCCTCCTAAATCATTACCGTGGTTTGAATTTACACAAAACAATAAACCAGAAGAGTGTAAAATAACAAATTTTGAAGAGGGAACAATGATAAATTTATTTTATGATAAATATATTCAGGATTGGGAAATTTCTACCAAAAGTAGTATTGGTGGAAGATATAAATATTTTCAAGAATCACCAAAAACCTTTCGCTTTATGTTTTTAGAAGCGATGAATTATACAGGAATGGAATTTGATATGTTAAATCCTAGTTACTGTTATTCATTTGTGCTACAACACCCAGATAATAGAATTGTGGTTCTTCATAAAAAAATGAAATTAATCCTAACAAATATATACCAATTTCGAGATATGAAAGTCTATGAACAACCTATAAGTATTCATTATACATCACAAAATGAATCTAGAACAAAAGATGTAATGGAAGATATTATAACTCCGCTACAAAATAAATATTCAAAAGGCTTTTCTTGTGATAGTTGGGAAAAGATCTTTAATGACAATCAGCGAATGGATATAGAATACACAAATGTTGGTATTCAAGTATATAATACAAAAACAGGACACAGAACCAAATTACGTAATCCTTCTTATGAAAAAGTGAAATTTTTAAAAGGTAACTCTCCAAAGCTCCAATTTCAATATTACAATCTTAGACAGGCAGATAAAGTAAAAGAGTTTTTAAAATATTACCCGGAATATAGAGGAGAATTTTTACGACTAAGAGACGAATTGCACAGATGGACTAGACAACTATTTTCAAATTATCGCGAATGTTTTATCAGAAAACAAAAACCGTTACGTGAGTTTGCATATCATTTTAAACCTCATATGTTTCGTTTGCACAAAATATATTTGGAGGAATTGAGAACAGAAGGTAGTTATGTTTCTATGAGTGAAGTAATCAACTATGTTAATAATTTACATCCAGCAAAACTAATGTATTCGATTAACTATCCTCATAGAAAAAATACAACTGATATTATAAAAAATTCATCAAAAATAAATAATGTTAATCAAGAATTAGATGTATAAATTTTATACATCAAATAAATATATGCAATAGTTTAAAAGTCCTTAATATGTTGAAAGATTCGTTTGTTTACTTGACACGCATATTCAATCATACTATTAATTTCAATTCTTGCTTCAACATCTTGAATGAAACTAATACGAATAATACTGAAATCATCGTGTGGATGTTCTTTAAGGAATCCTACAAAATTCAACTTTTTATTGGCGGTAAAATAATCAGTGTGAATAATATATTCTAATAATTTTCCTACTGTATAATCATAGTTCTTTAAAATAACATCATAGCAGTTAGGAAGAGTAGATTTACTAGAAATAATTTCAAATGATCGTTGTCCTGCCAAATTTTGAACAGTATCAAGCTTATCAATGATAATACCACAAGCTTTTTCAATAAGCTCTTTATTAGAATAAACACCTATGCTTTCTAGTTTAAATACAAATGAGTTGTCTTTTACAATTCTTTTTGCATTGTGAGTAAACCAGTTTAGTCTCTCACGCTCTATTTCATCAGGTGTAAATCCCTTTTCTTCAAACGTATCACGAATATTAGCCCATTCTGCATTCTGACGAACTGGATCTGATGTCATAAAGTATGTGGCTGTGCTACACATATTATACATTCCACTATGTTTTGCGGATGATATATTTATTTTACTTTCAATATCAACTTCTTCTCCTGGAATACTTGCTGATATTTTTGGTCGCAATCTAGTAAACAAAATGAATCCGTTGGCCGGTGGTCCAGATGGTGGGAAAATACTAGACACTTCAGAGTCACTTAGAAATTTTCCTGTTGTTTTATCCATAATTTGGAAATCGTTTGTAGTAACATATCGTATTGAATCTGTATCATTTTTTACTTTAATAATAACTCTTAAGTTGTCAACTGGGGTATCTAGATCTTTAATATGAATAGGAATACAACCTAAACGCTGTTTCAAAATTTCATTATGAAATCTGGATGTATTTTTATGAATTGTAGCTTCGTTTTCAGAATCAGGAAATGTTTTAAACGCGAAGCAAGGAATATCACTCAATAGGGTTCTTCTAATTGCATTTACAACACTTGTATCTACATTATCAATCTGAAATTCAAGAGTCCCGTTATTTTCGGTAGCTCTTGAAATTGTAGGAAGAGTAATACTACTAGTAATTTCCGGTGAAGCACTAAGAGATGCCATTTTTATTATATGAATAGAGAATATTATTAAATCAATTTTTAAGAATAATAAGTTATTTTTATAAATTTAGAAACTCATCTAAATTTAACAAATGAGTGCAATTCTTTATTATAGTAATTACTGCAATTCTTGTAAAAAAATGTTGATGTATTTTTCAAAAAGTCAAATTAAAAACGATATACATTTTCTTCCTATAGATTCAAGAGTAGAAGAAAAAGGTAAAGTATATATAATTTTAGAAAATGGTCAAAAAATGTTATTTCCCCCAACTGTTACTAAGGTTCCAGCATTACTTTTGTTGCATCAAGGCAATAGAGTGATTTATGGAGATAATATTTATAAAAATTATAAACAACAAGAAGCTATACTAAATCAGAAGGCTACAAATAATAATATGGAACCTTTAGCATTTTCTGGACATGAAATGGGCGGATTTATGTCCGACCAATATTGTTATTTAGATTTATCAGCAGATCAGTTAAAAGCAAAAGGATCAGGAGGTTTAAGACAAATGCATAATTACACTACATTGGATTATGTGGATAAAATAGAAACTCCTCCAGATGAGTATGTTCCAGATAAAATTGGAACTGTGGATATGGGAAAATTAGAAGCACAACGCCAGGCGGATGTTAAATTACCCGCACAATAAATATTTGAATGATATTATTTAAAAATTAAATAATATTAATTCTTATATGTCCTCTCAGAAATCTAGTTTATTAAGCGCCTTTAATATCCATCTTTTGGAACTTTTAGAAGATTTGAAAACGTTATACCCCAGTGATATAAATATTAAAACAGCAATAAGACTAGTATCAACCCTTAAAAAAGCGAACCCAAAAATGCTTATAAAAGGATGGAAAGCTTGTGTAAATGATGAATATAAAAAACAAATTGAGGCGGGTGATTTTGATTTTTTCTTGAATAAAGATTATGATAGAGATATAGGCGGGGATTTAAAACAGAGTTCTTCTCAAATTTTAGAAGCCATAGGTTTAATAAAAGTAAAATTTAGAGTTATGAATTCAAAAAATAGAGAAAAGACAATAAAATATGTTCAAAATCTAACAAAACTCTGTGATTTATATTTTTCGAATTAGTTTAACTTAAATAAAAAAAACATTTATTTAAGTATAACGATGGAACAACAACAAAACAGCGAGGAAAAAGATACGAATGTCCCTAAGGAATTTATGAAAATTTTAAAAGATTTTTACGTAGACGTTTTTACAACGTTTCCAGAATGCAAGGAAAAAGTTGATCGAGATTTGATTGTTAATCTAATGGAGGAAAAAGGGGCAGAAAAAAATGTAAAAGAATTGCATAAATATTGTAGTGAATTATACCCACAGAAATTTTTTGATATTTTATATGAGAATGAAGATATTTTTAAAGACGAATCTTACAATGCTTTATTTTTACCGGACATAGATTTTAAACAACTATGGTCAATGGATATTAGCGATAATACACGAAAAGTAATATGGAAATATTTACAATTAATATTATTTTCTACCGTAAGTGGTCAAAAAAATTGCGATAGTTTCGGTGATACAGCAAAACTATTTGAGGCCATAGATGAAGATGAATTTAAAAAGAAGTTAGAAGAATCAATTAATGAAATGAGTAAAGCTTTTGATATAAGTGGCATAGAACAACAGTTTAGTGATATGTCTGGAGTAGACTTAAATGATTTACCTGATCCGGAAGAATTACATCAACATATTTCTGGATTATTAGATGGTAATTTAGGTAAATTAGCGCAAGAAATAGCAGAAGAAACAGCATCTGAATTAAATATGGATATGGAAAATGCTAGTAGTGTAGGAGATGTATTTCAATCATTATTTAAAAATCCAGGAAAACTAATGAATATGGTAAAAAAGGTAGGAAGCAAACTTGACGCCAAATTAAAATCAGGCGAGTTGAAAGAAAGTGAACTTATGAAAGAAGCTTCTGAACTTATGACTAAGATGAAGTCTATGCCAGGTATGAAAAATATGAATAGTATGTTGGGTAAAATGGGTATTCCATTGGGTAAAAACGCTAATATAAATATGAATGCGTTTCAATCTCATATGAAAAAAAATATTCGAAAAGCGACACAGAAGGAAAGAATGCTTAAAAAATTAGAAGAAAGAAGAGCTGCTAGAGCCGCAGCAGAAGCAAAATTAGCAGCAGCTCAACAACATTTACAAAATTCTAATGTAGCGCCTGAAAATACAGTAGTAAAAAGTAAAAACAATAAAAAAAAGAAGAGACGTAGAAAAAATCGTAAAAAGTAAAAGATGGATAAAAAAAATAACTATGAATATATATACTAATGTCGGATGTATTTTGGTTAGATGATCCTAAAGTTTTATTTGATATGAATCATATTACAGAAATCTTACCACCTTCAAAAGGAAGTTTTGAACGTAAACTAAATGCCATAACTCGTTTAGTGATTTTGCTCACACTATTGGGTTTTATAGGAACAGGTTCTGTAAATATTTTAGTTTCTGCTGTAGTTACTTTAGTAATTATTGTAATAGTTTTTAAAACACAACAAACAAAAAACAAGAAAAAAGAGTTAATTAAGCAAATTAAAAAAGAAGGATTTGCTAATCCTGAAGTATATAAATCAACAAAAAATAGTTTTACACAACCTACAAAAAAAAATCCATTAATGAATGTATTGCTACCAGAGATACAAGATGATCCTAAAAGAAAACCAGCTGCCCCTGCTTTTAATAAAGCAGTAGAACGAGAAATAAATGAAAAAACAGCTGATCCCAGATTATTTCTTGATTTAGGAGATAAAATAGAATTTGACAGTTCAATGAGAAATTTTTATGCTACTGCAAACACAACTGTTCCTAATGATCAAAAAGGATTTGCTGAATTTTGTTTTGGAGATATGCCTTCCTGTAAAGAAGGTGATGCTTTACAATGCACAAAAGATAATCCCAGATATACAAATTATTAAATAATATTGTTTATAAAAATAATATTATCTTAAATATATACAAATGGCTAGTGTGCACAATTATACATTTGATAATTTATCCAGAATCGGAGATGATTTATGTGGCATTACTGAAAGAGATTTGCAAAATCAGCAGTTTGGAACTTACAGCACAACCAATTATTTTGCAAAATACTGTGGTATGGAGAAACCAATAGCATTTGCTACTTCTCAACCCAATGTTTTCTACAATGGTGGTTACGGTAACTATTGTGGCGCAGGAGGATGCAATATTCAGGAAGGTTCAAATTTACAAATTGGTAGTATTCAAACTCGTTCCAAATGTAGAATCAGTTTATACGAAAGACCATTTGCAACAGTTCCCTATTTGGGACGCGGACCTTCAAGGCCTGTTATTGAGTCTAGACTTCAGCAGGGAGGTTATTCAGGAAACAAGAAAAGTTGCAAAACAGTTACTGAAAAACCATTCAATTATGATCAAACTCCCCTTGTTCCTAGTTTAGCTGCTAGTATTCAAAATCCAAACAATCTTGTTGAGGGTGTCGCTGCTGATGGATGGATTCGTGGAGGTTTGCCTTCAAGAGAATTAACAAGAGACGCAGATTATATTCAAAGAAAAAGCGCATAAACATAAATGAATAATTATATAGATATGTATAACTATTCATTTGAACTTACTTATAGAGAGATTGACGGTGATGCTGGAGATACAAAATACCGAGAAGAATTTTTAAATGTATTTGGATTAAAAAAATGGGAAGGTGAACAAGTTGAAAAATCATTTACAAAATTATATTCCCTAATAGAAGAAGAGTTAAAAAGAAACGACTTGATCGAATTTGTTAGAAAACACTCTCCTTTTCCTTTTAGATTAAGTGATTCAACAACTTTAGTCGTATTTTTTTCTTTTGAAAATTTTCACGTTTTTCATAAGTGTATGAAAAATTTTTACGAGAATGGTAAATTTACACAAGATAATGTTAGACTATTGAAAAAATCGCTGGAGAAAAAAATATAGAGATTAATATATATTATGGCTTCTACAAGACTTAATAATAGCGCAGGCGAATATTGTTTACAACAGAGAGGATATAATAGGGCATTGGATTTTGAACTTTATAAATTCAAATGTATTCCTAAGGAGAGTGCTATGCCAGGTTTAGGAGTAAATATGCCTATGATGACTAACGGATATAATAACAATGTTTTATCAAGAAATGCATCAGATGTCGAAAGTGCACTTTTTGGAATAAACTCTACCAATCTTGTTAATCCTAGACCACCTGTTTACTGTCAGGCTAAGAAACTTCCGGAAGCTAGTTTCTTTCCTCTCCCAAAAAAGTTTTTACCAGAACCACTTGTGGTAGAAAAATGTCAGCGTCCTGTCGGACCTTTCTGTTAAATTAAATATTATCCTTTTATATAAATGTCAGGGGCAACAGGAATGAATTTACAAAAAGAAAAATTTATTAGTTATCAAGAGTATATGAAAAAGAAACAGGGTGTAAAATTCTATAATTTAGGTGTAGCTGCCCAATATCAAAATACACCTAATTATCCTGAGGCGGCAAAATACTATCAGATGACTTTATTAATAAATCCTTTTGATGTAGATGCAAAAGCAGCTTTACAGAAAATAGCCTCTCCTCCTATAAATTTGAGTAACATCTGTCAAGCAGGTTTGGCAGAAGCAAAACAGTGCTTAAAAAAATTAGGTATATGTTATGGAAGATAAATATTTTTTATATTTACTATTAAATATAAAAAATTTAGATATATATATATAAATCATGTCAAGTTATTCTAGATATTTACAGCAAAAACATAATTCTGCTATTAAGAAATACACGGATTACGAGGCATATATTGCTCGAAAAAATTTTGATCATTTTTGCTGCTGTTTACAAGGAGGAACTGGGCCTAGTGGACCCAGTGGCGCATTAGGTTTATTTGGAGGAACATCAGTTAAGTATTCGAATCCATTAACAGAAGGTTGGAATATTGCTATAACTCCTCCTACAGGGCCAGCTCAAGGAATAAGAGGAAATAACGCAGATGCGTCTCAAATTACAAAAATATATGCTTCAAGAATAGATGGCGACAATAATGATATAAAAGAAGTATTAAAAATTCTAGAGACAATAAACAGTTATGAAAAGGGTATTATTAAAATCACAAAAATAGATGATTCAAGTAAATTTATAATGATGAAAGTTGTAACAGTTACTGATCAAGTTGATTATGTAGAATATGAAGGTTCAATCGTTATGGCAACCTCTACCACACCTTTTAATAATGGCGAAGCTGTCGTTTTTACTATTACAGCTAATGGAGAGAATGAACTAAGAAATGAGTTAATCAATGAAAATAAGGAATTTTTCCCATTAGTTCTAAGAAATGATGCAACTATTATTGGACCTACAGGAGCTACTGGGTATACCCAATCAGGACTTACTATAAATCCATTTGATTCTGGATTATCATTTACATCACAAATAAATAATACAAATAAATACAGAACTAGGATAGTTCCGGGAGCTATAACAAATCAAGAAAAAGCAGTTCTTAATATATTTACTGATTCTTCTCTTGCCGCAACCGGCCCCACAGCTGCTAATATTAATATTGGTTTAAATAATCAAGTTCCTATGGATATTACCAGTTATGGACAACTAACTACTAGCACCAAATATAATTATTTTGCAAACACAAATGGAAAAACAGGAGCATATTTAAACATTTCAAATGAAAATGGATTTTTTGTTTCAACAAAACAAGAAGAATTTACTACATCGATTCCTACAATTAATCAACAAATAAGAATGTATTCTAACTATGGTAATATTTACCTCAAATCAACAGGAAAAGGGGTTACTGGAAATTCAGTTGCACAGGGTGGATTATTTTTAGATTCAAGAACCGTTAGTAATGATACTGAATTAGCTAAAAGAGAAAATTCTAATCAACCTCTTTATCTTAGAGAAGCAATCAATGAAGGACCACTATCCCAAATATCAGTAAATAGAATTTCTGGTCTACAGTTGACCTCTAGAACGTATGATACAAATGGAGTTACAGGAGGCAGTATTCAGTTAATTAGTCAAACTGTAGATACAAGTCGTGCAACCAATGGAATAGATCCTACTAGAAATAATCTTAAAAATCAGATAGCTGATCAAGAAAAACTTGTTTTAAGTTATCAAGCTGGAGATGCTGATGCATTAGCAGACGCTCAAAATGAAAAAACAAGACTAAATAATGAATTGGCAACAGGAAACTATCCTGTAGGAAGTGAGGAAAGAAATGATATTCTAACAAAAATAAATGATCAACAAAAAATCATTGATAGTGAGTCAAGAGTTGAACAAACAGCACTGCTAGTAACTGCTATAGCAGATTTGCAAAAATTACAAACTGCTTTAGCTAATTTACCTATAGTGCCTAAAGGAGCAGAAGTTGATCCAGAGCCTAAGATTATGGGACGTTTAGCAATGGATAATATGGGAAATGTCACTTTATTTTCAGGAGGATACACGGGTGCCAGTGGAGCAAACAGACAGGAAGGAAAACTTACACTTCAAGTAGCTGGTGCTTCCGGAAGTATGGAAATATTTAATGAAGGTGCATCAGGACTTAATATTATTAATCAAGGAATTGATGGACTAAATTTGACAAGTTTAGAAAGTGATATAGAAATAACTAGTAAAGGAGTTAGTGGAGGCAATATTAAGATTGAAACTGATAAAGATTTTCTTGTTGGTTCTACTGGTTCAATTCAATTTACTGCCAATAATAATATAACTTTATTATCAAATACAGTAACAGAAGTTGGTAACAGTTCTGGCCATACAGGATTATTACATATTATGAATGGTGCAACTGGAACTATAATATTGGACGGAAGCAGCACAAACCCTACTCCAGAGGGAGGAACAAAAAGTCAAATACTAAAACTTACTGATGGAACAAACAGTGTAAATGCATTAGAAATGTATATTAGCAAGGATCACATAAATAACCTATCTAATGGAGCCAGAATTATATCTACTACAGAAACCGCGCCATTTATGATAAGAGCTATAGGACCGGAAAATATGTTTATAAGCACGTTTCACTCGACAACTCCTGGAGCGACCCATCCTAATATACAAATAACAGCAGAGGGACAACTAAATATGTATAGCAGTCTTTCTAGTGGTCAAGTAAATATTGGACGTTTCATAGGTGGCACATATAATCTTGTTCTGGATAAAGATAGAACCGCGTGTGAAGCATTACCATTGCAATTATATAACAGTAACACATCATCCGATTTACAAAATAAGTTAACACAGCTAGGAGATATAGCATTTGATACAACTAATGATTGTATATCTTATAGAGGAGCAAGTGGAATTACCTGTCTTTCAAATATGGGAAAAGGCCAAATATTGCGCTCTATTCAAGGATCAAAAAGTTTAGCACGAGGAATTTATAATTTAGCGAATACTAATAGTTGGCCAACTAATTATGATGCAAGCTATTTAACCGGACTTAATACTATTAATAATGGTGGATTTTTTCAAACAGATGGTGTATGGGGAGCTAACCAGAATTCGTATCCCGAATATGATGGCGATGTTTGGAAGATTCAAATTGGTGCCGCCTCATCATCAAATCCTGGTTTACCTTTTTCAAAAAATCCTAACTATAGAGCTGTATTGTGTTGTAAATGTAGGGTTCCTCCTAGAAAACAATCACCATCTACTGCTGGTTCAGCAGTTGAAGGTTGTCCAAATACAAATTTGGAATGGTCATTAAAGGTTTCAGGACATATAAATGTTCATTCTGTATTTGGAACGGAACCGGAACCTTTTCCTAGTCTTCAAGCAACAAATATTCAAATAGGGGTTATGGCAACAAGAGCAAATACAATTGGAATGCCTAATGGTGGGTATTATAATAATACAGACGTATGGCTACAAAGAAATAATATTAATTACACGGGAACAGCACCATTTGGAAGACCTGGTTCTACGGGACCCCAGGGAGGTAGCAGATTAACCGCCGGTGGTGCCGGTGGATTAGGAACGTGGCCGAGACCAATGCACGCTTCATACTATTCAAATCTTATGGTGCCTGATCCAATTACTAAAGGAGAAGTAGTTCAACCCGCACCTGGCGGAACAAATGAATATTGGGTTCAACCCGGTCTAACGACAGGAGTAGATAGTGGTGTAACAGGAGACACATATAGGGCAATTGGTTATCAATATGCCGGAGAATGGGAAGATCCAATGGGTCACGAACAGAGTCCTGATGATAGTAGAAGTGGATGGGGAAGACCGCTTCAAGGATCTGGTTATGTCGCTACACCTGTTGCAATTACTACAGGTGCTGGATTAAATGGAACAAGAACTGTGCCTTTTGATATTATTTGCAATAATGTAAATACTAGTGGAGATTATCAAGATATGTATATATGGTTATGTGTAGGATTTAATGGAGGTGCTGATCCAAAACGACCAGATTATATTGAAATATGGAGAGATGGTATGGGTTGGTTTCCAACAGATGAAAGTAAAATTTCAACAGAACCTTATAAAGCGAATCAGGAAAGAAATCAATGTAGACCGTTGGGAGCATCAAGTATGACTGTAGAATATTTTGATCCTAACTTAGGAAATTATGGCTCAGATGCATAAGTTCAAAATACATATATTTTTTTTTAATAAAATATATATATAATGTCTTTTGGTAATTATTCAGCTTATTTAGCAAGAAGAGTTGGACAAAATAGCTGTTGTTGTGAACCTGGTGCAACAGGGCCTACAGGTCCCCAGGGACCTACTGGTGCTATAGGTGGAGCTACAGGACCTACAGGACCCACAGGACCATCTGGATTAACAGGAATCCTAGGTATAACAGGAACATTATGGTCTGATTATCTTTACTGGAATAATCAAGGTGGAACTCCTGAATGGCGCGTAGGTTCAACTGGTTTGCATATCGGTGCCCATGCTGGCGAATTTGGTCCTGGTGGAACAACAGGTGCACCACCTTTAGGTCAAGGCTTAGCAGCAACAGCTGTAGGATTTTATGCTGGAAATTTAGGACAGCAAGAATATGCTGTAGCGATGGGTGCAAGTGCTGCTGCTGTAAATCAAGGACCACAAGCAATTGCGATAGGACGCGAAGCTGGATACACAGGACAAGAAAAGGTAGCAATAGCAATAGGAAGTAGGGCAGCGAAAATTAATCAAGGGGGTTTATCTATTGCGATAGGACGCGAAGCTGGATACACAGGACAAAAAGATAACTCAATTGCTATTGGTTCAAACGCGGCTGATAATCAGCAGAATTCTGGTTCTATAGCTATTGGACAGGCAGCGGCTAGTAATGTGCAGAGAGAAAATTGTATTGCAATAGGAACAGAAGCTGGAATAAATAATCAAGGTTCTAATTTTGGTTCAGCTATAGCTATTGGAACGAGTGCCGGAAGAGATTCTCAAGATAGTTATGCCATTGCTATAGGAAATAGAGCGGGAGAAGATGATTTAGGAGAGGCGGCGATTGCAATTGGAAAAAGTGCCGGTTTTACAAGAGCTTCAAATACAGGTGATAATGCAATAGCTATTGGAACAGAAGCCGGATATACAGGGCAACAAAAACAGGGAATTTCTATTGGAACAAATGCTGGAAGAAATGACCAACAAGGAAACTCCATAGCTATAGGAACTTCTGCTGGATTTACAAAACAATCTACTTCTAGTATTGCTATTGGGGTCCTGGCCGGAGAAGAAACACAAGATCAAAACTGTATAGCAATTGGAAGAGAGGCTGGAAAAGTTGTGCAAGGTCTTATAGGGGCGGGGGAAGGTCACTCGGTAGCTATTGGAACGGAAGCTGGTATGACAGGACAAGAGGTTTATGCTATTGGAATGGGATTTGGAGCTGGTAAGGAGGAGCAATCGAATAGGTCGGTAGCAATTGGTTTTGTCGCTGGTCTCAATAATCAAGGCAACCATCCACTAGGCACACTTCCAAATTGTGTTGCAATTGGAAGTAGGGCCGGTAGCTCTTTTCAAGGTGTTCCACCCAATCAACCACTAGCTCAAATGAATTTGGTTATTTTTCCATCCGCAACCGGAAGCAACACCGCAGTGCAGGAAGAGGGAGGTGCAATTTCAATAGGCAAAGATTCAGCGGTGCTCCTACAAAACGGATTATCAATTGCAATAGGAACCTGTGCTGGAGAAATTTCGCAAGGTAATACAGGTTTTGCAGGTGAAAGAGGATCAGCAATAGCTATTGGAACAATGGCAGGTTATAGCAAACAAAAACAAGGCGCAATTGCAATAGGAATGAAAGCAGGTTCAAAGGATCAAGGAGCTGACTCTATTTCTATAGGAAATTATAAAAAACCTTCCCTTGACCCACAAACTCAAGTTGTTTCAGAAAATATTTCTATTGGACTAAATTCCGGATATAATTCACAAGGATATTCAACAAGTGTTTTTGAACGTGGTGCTATTGCCATTGGATCTAGTGCAGGGTATACCGGACAACGGGGAGAGTGTATAGCGATTGGTCATCAGGCAGCAGAAAGCGATCAAGGCAACTTAAACGGAGTAACGGGATTTGGCAATAGCATAGCAATAGGAATTGCAGCTGGAGCTAAGGCACAAGAAGAATTTGCAATTGCTATTGGAAGTTTTGCCGGCCTAAATAACCAACAAACAAGATCAATTATTTTAAATGCATCAGGTAGTTCTGTAACTAACAGTGCTGGTGCCTATGGTGGAGCAGTAGATGTTCCCAAAAGTTTTTTAGTGAATCCCATTAGAAGAGTAACTAATCAAAAATATGTTTTATATTATAATCCTTTAGGTACCGGTTATAGTGGTGCTACTAATTTTGAGGTTACTTACGATTTAGCTCCAACTGGGGCTAGTGGAAGCGGTGCTGCAGGTCCTACTGGTCCTCAAGGACCCGCTGGTCCAACAGGTAATCAAGGACCAATAGGTCCAACAGGTAATCAAGGGCCATTGGGTCCAACTGGTAATCAGGGACCATTAGGTCCTACAGGTAATCAGGGACCGTTGGGTCCAACTGGTAATCAGGGACCATTAGGTCC